CCCATGGCCAGAAAATATCACCAAGGAAGATTCAAACCCGAAAGACCAGAAAAGTATAGAGGGGATGTAACAAACATCATCTATAGGTCTTCCTGGGAGAAAAGAATATTCAAGTGGGCAGATAAAAACCCTGCTGTGCTTGAGTGGAGCTCAGAGGAAATCATTGTACCATACCTCTGTGAGACGGACAACAGAATCCATAGGTACTTTGTGGATATGCACATGAAAGTTAGGGATGTGAACGGCAACGTGTCCACTTACTTGGTTGAGGTAAAACCATATGCTCAGACACAGCCACCAAAACCCAGGAAAAAGCAAACCAGGGGGTACATAGAGGAAGTAGAGACGTTCGTGAAGAACCAGTCAAAGTGGAAAGCAGCAAAGAAGTTTGCCGAGGACAGAGGGGCAAAGTTCATAATCATAACCGAAAGAGAGCTTGGAATTGGCAGAGCAAAGTAAATTCTCTAAGATACTAGAGAAGAATAGAGTTGAGCTAGCGCAGCTTCAAGGGAAATCTTCTGGCTGGTTTGATAGCAAAGTTCTTGCCATGAGGGATGTCAGGGAGATGAGAGCCGAAACTCTCCTAAGGGGAGATGCCGAGAGCAAGGGCAACAGAATCATACCTGGTCATATGTATATGTTCCTTTACGATCCAAAGCATAAGGAAACTCTACCATACTATGATATGTTCCCGTTGGTCTTTCCTTTCTCTGCAGAGCCCGGAGGATTTAGGGGCATCAACCTCCATTACCTAGACTATAGGACAAGGGCTCTATTGCTTGATAGGCTAATGGAGTTTAGGACAAACAAAAGCATGGACGAAACAACAAGGCTCAGATTGAGCTGGCAATTGCTGTCCGGTCTTTCTAGGTTTGCCATAGCTCAACCGTGTGTAAAGCACTATCTCTACAGCCACGTCAGGAGCCCATTCAAGGCAGTGAACTCATCAGACTGGGCTACAGCTATGTTGGTGCCAATGGAAAGATTCGCAAAGGCAAGTAGAGCTCAGGTGTGGGCAGAATCAAACAAAATCATTAGGAAACCATAATGTTCAAGCACGAAGAATTCCTACAGGCAGTCAAGAACGACGGCCTGGCAAAACAGAATAGGTTCTTCATCAACATGGCTCTACCAAACATAGTTGGTGACTCTGCTGTTCTGTTTGGCTCTGCTGGCCAGATGAACAGAAACCTTCATATGTTCTGTAAGTCAGTTGATATTCCTGGGGTCTCCATCATGTCCCAGGACATTAGAACCCATGGCGAAATATACCATGGTTCTTTCGACAGAGCATTTAGCGGAGCGAACTTCACCTTTTACGTTGACCGTAACCTCTACATAAGAAAGTTCTTCGATGACTGGGTAAACGCCATACAGAACCCCTTCAATAGGAACATGGGGTATTACAAGGACTACGTCTCCCCAAACGTTTCTGTCTTGGTTTGTGACAAACAGGACCTAGTGAACTACATGATAGTGCTTTGGGACGTATCTATAAAAACAGTAGGCGCATTGAACTTGGACCAAGCATCTTCTGACCCAATGGTTATAGACATAGGGTTTGACTATACCTACTACACCACGTTTGCCATACCCCAAGCAGACACAGGTTACAACGGAGAAGGCAGTATAGACTCTGCTCTCTACACTACAGGCACAGGCGAGACATACCTTCCCCAGGCAAACAACAGAATAACAACCCTAAACGGTATTCCTGGTAACCAAAGACTAGCTGCTGTATCTGGCAACCTTAGCACTGCTGCTTCCCAATTCCAAAATACTATAGGGAGCACTTTTGGCACCATACGTTCTGCCATAACAGGTTACCAAAACGACTTTCTATCATTCCAGAGACAAATAAGCCAGGGACTTGGCGTCCTGAATGGCGTTGGCTCTGACATAAGATCCGTTCTCAACGCTCCTAGAGACCTGATAAACTCCGGCAAGTCAACGATCGGGGATGTAAAATGGGGCATCAAAGAATTTAAGGGAGCGCTAAGGCTATGACAACACCTTCTGGAAAAAGAGAACACGAAGCATGGATGAATAGAACATGGAGACCAGCGATGGCGTGGGCCTATATGATTATCTGTTTGAATGACTTCCTGTTCGCTACACTCATCAACTATGCGTTTTTCTACTATACAGGTCTCGAATACATACCATGGGAGCCACTTACATTAGCAGGTGGAGGTTTGTTCCACATGGCGATGGGCGCCATTGTTGGTGTAACTGCATGGCAAAGAACCCAAGAAAAGATGATAGAGTATAAGATGACTAGCATGAATACTTTGAGGGACAACACACCTTATGACCCAAGAGACACCGGACCCTATTGAGCCGATAGGCCCTCAGGAAAAGACAAACAAGTCCCTGAGTGAAATTTTTGGGACTGCACCCATGACTGTCGTTGTAGACGAGCATGGGGTGTCTGTGCCTATGGAAGAAAATGAGTCAAAGAACATAGACGCCGATGCTGACCAAGCCAGGAAGAACCTCTATCATATTCTTAAGAGAGGCGACACAGCTCTGGACCTTGCCATAAAACTAGCAGAGGATAGTGAGTCGCCTAGAGCTATTGAGGTCATTGGAGGTCTGATAAAGAACCTCGCTGATATCAATATGCAGATTATAGGAGTTCATGAAGCGAAAAACAAAGCCAAGGGTAAGACCGCAGCCTCTCAGGAACCATCGCAACCCAATAAGGTCGTCTCCAACACAATCGTCTTTAATGGTTCAACTGCTGATTTGTCCAAAATGATATCTGACATGAGAAAAGAGAATGAATGATGCTACCAAAACCAATTGATGAATTGTTTACCGCCACTATACCTAGCACAGGCAAGAAGATAAAGTTCAGGTCCTTCAACATCAGGGAAGAGAAGGCTCTTTTGTTAGCCAAGGAATCCAATGATGTTTCAATGATGGTGGAAGCCATCAAGTCCCTCATTAGAGGTTGCACAGATGGTAAGGTAGACCCATCCTCTCTTGCTATGTTTGACATAGAGTACTTGCTGACACAGATAAGAGCCAAGAGCGTAGGAGAAATCGTTACACTTCTTCTACCCTGCGCCGCAGATGAAAAGCATGAGAGAGTAAGAGTCCCCATTGACCTCACAAAAATGAATGTGAGGAAACACGACACCCATACCCTAAAGTTTGACATTGATGGAAACATAGGTGTGATGATGAAGTATCCGAATCTGGACGCCATATCCCAGATTGAAAAATCAGATGAAGCTCTTTCTATTGCCCTGTGTATCGACTACATCTTTGATCAGGATCAAGTATATCATTCCAAGGATACCACAATAGAAGAACTTCTCGCCTGGGTACAGGAGAACCTAAAGCCCAAACATCTCAAGGAAATCAAGAGCAAGTTCTTTGACTTAACGCCAAACTTCGAGCACTCAGTAGAGTACTCCTGTCCTGTTTGTGGACACATGAACAAAAAAGTAATCAAGGGAACTTCAAGTTTTTTCGTCTAAACCTTTCCCACGACGATCTCATGACTTTCTATAAGACAAACTTCCTGTTGATAAAGCAACATGGTTTTAGTCTTACGGAACTCGAGAACATGATGCCTTGGGAAAGGGATGTGTATCTACAACTCCTTGAAAACTTCCTAGAAGAGAAGAAAAAGAAGAGAGCAAAACATGGCTAACCTACCTGTATCCGTCACTCAAGACGACGAAATGTCCCTGGACTCTACAACCTCCATAGAAAGGCAGGAAGTAGAGAACATCCTAATGAGCATAAAGAATGACTTGTTGGAGGGAATAAAGGAAGGCATAGACAGTGAGATACAATCCGTAGGTCCTGAGTATAGAGAACAGATAGAACTCAATCAAGAGTACCTAAAACAAATCCTCGAAGCAATAGAGGAAGGAATGGTCTCTGAAATCAGGGAGTTTGTGTCCTCTGAGAAGGAGCTCAATGATGAGACTATCAAGGAAATCACAGAGAGGTTGTCTGAGATATCAACTAGGATAGTCGAAACTCCTATACCACAAGCCGAAGTTGAGCCAGCGGAGGACGTGGTTCCTAGGGAAGTACCCAAACAAAGAACAGTGACAGCTCAGGGCCCTATGGGGTTCCTTAGAGATGTTCTTCTAACGTCTGTTGGTTTAGAGGACTTTTCGGAAAAACTGAACGAGAGACCCAAACCAGAAAAGTTCTCTGACCCTTTGTTTGAAGATAGTCAAGAGGAAAGGTTCTTTGAGGAGGGACAGAAGGACAAAGCAGAGTTTGCTGAAGTTAAGAAGCAGACTGTGCTCCTTACTGAAATCAGGGACTACGCAAAACTTCTTGAAAATCAAGAAGGCATGATACCAGACACACAAGGCTCTAATGGAGAAGGCTCTGGGTTTAACTTTGACCTTGGGACTAGGTCTGGTCGAGGAGCCCTTTCTCGTTTAGGGTCTCTAGCTACTAGAGTTGCTTTACCAGCCGCCGCCGTTGGTACCGCTGGTCTTGCTGGTTACAAAGCAGGAGAGATACTAAATGACCAAGTCCTGAACCCCCTTGCTGGTAGCATAACTGGGGATGAGAACGATACCGTTGGTACGGCTCTCTTCAAGGGAGTAGACGCAGTCAAGGGTATCTTTGGGAATAGTGAAGAGGATAAGATGATGGAGGCAGACAGAGCCTCCGAACTTGAACTAGCAAAGAGAAAACTATCAGCTGGAGAACCCATAAGTAAGAACCTAGCCGATAAGGTTAGGAATTATGGGTTAGAAGTTCCTGATGAAATGATAGTAGATCCTTCTTCGAGGACTGTGCCCTTGGCGGATAGTTTATCTCAAGGAGAAGAGCTAGTAGGAGCCACAACGGATAGAACATCAAAGCTCATGGATAGCGGTGAGGTATCATCATTAGACGCAGCCAAGGAAATAGGGAAGAACATTGTTGTTCAAGCCCCGCCGCCAGTAGTCATTCCCCAGACATCATCAACACCAGTAATCATGCCCCCCTTTACCTCAAACATCAGAAACAATGAAAGCACTATGTCTGATTACATAAGGAGAAGGTTTAGACCTCATTAAAAAGCCCCTTTACGGGGCTTTCTTGTCTTAGAACGCGATGTCGTCGTCTTCCATCATAGCTCGGAAGATTGCTTCATCATCGTCGACCTCGATAGCTTTCGCTTTGGGCTCCTCCTTGACCTTACCGGCTTTCGGTGCCTCCTTGGCTACTGGCTTTTCGTCAGCCAACAGGAAGTCGTTCGCTTTCTGCATTGCCGCACCGCCGCCACTCAGAACCATATCCAGCTTACGCTTCAGTTCGTCGTAGGACTTGAATGTGGATGGGTCAGTAAACTCAGCCAGACCATGGCGGGAATTCAGGACTTTCAGAATCTCTTCGTCATCATCGCTGATAGGCTTGGGCGAATCAAACTCGGACTTATCTGTCGAGCTATAGCCGTCTACCTTACGGATACGGAGCCTGAAGTTGGCGCCTTCCCATGGGTCAAATACGTTGATTGCCTTCATATCCTCAAACTCTGGGGACAGAGCGTCTTGGATTTGGTCAAACAACTTCTTGCCGCATTTGAAGAGCTTTACTTGTCCTTCATTCTCTGGGTTCGCGGGATCTTTAATAACCAGAACGTTGAAGATGAATGACAAGCGACGCTTACGCTTCCTGGCAATCTCTTTGTCTGCCTCAGTACCATTCCAGAGCTCGTTGCAATGCTCAACAACGGGGTCAGGTTGTCCAATAGTAGTCAGACACTTTTCAATGTACCACTTACCAGTAGGACCCTGGAAGCCTTTGTCGTAGACTTTTGCCCACGGCAGAGCGTCGTCATCAATAGCTGGGAGGAATCGAATAACAGCCGAGCCGTTGCCTGCTTTGTCGACAGCAGCTTTCCAGAAGCGAGTGTCTTCTTGACGACCGCCTTGGGAGTTGGCTTGTTTGGAGAGTTCAGTAGAAATCTTTGTGAGCGAAGATGCTGAGGATTTCTTCATTGCGCGTAGCGCTTGCAAGTCTAGTTTAGACATAGTTTTTCCTTTAGTTTTCGTTGGATCGTTGGTTCGAGTTTGTATTGTAAGACTGTTCATCCTCCGTGTCAAGACTGTCGTCGAGATCAAGGTAGTAATCGGCGTCTTCCAATACTGATCTATTTAGTATCCTCATTCCCTCACCTGGGCGATTTGAGGCACGTTTAGACTTCTTTTTGTAATCTTTAGGTTCGTCTTCTTGCCAGTGTTTCATGCGATTGCTCCATTGAAGGCGGCAACGAACTCATTGTACTTGGTGATCATGTTCTGTGTGGGTTTAGTAAAATCTGCTGCTTTCTTGATTGTGAGAAACTCTTTACGCCAGAGGGGAAACTTTCCCATCCAATCATATTTTGTGACAACGTCTTCTATGGCATTGATGTAGCATAGAGTCTGTATATCTATTCTACCATTCATAGCCATAGTATAAAGGATGGGGGTGTTGTTGTCTACACCGAAGATGTCATTGAAATTTGAACATCTGTTCATGATATAATCAATATCATCA